ACTAAACCTAAAGAAAACAAAAAGATAAAATCTACTTCTGAATCTACTAAATTAAAATTTATAAAAAGACCAAACTCGTAAATATAAACAAAATAGTTATTTCTAACGTTTAACCTTATTTTTTAGACTTAGATTTTTTTACGTTTGCCCATGATTTACTTGGGGTGGCTTTATTTACTCTAGCCATTGCCCATCCATGAGCAGTCATTCCTGGCCTAGAACCTGAGCTATAGAATGCTCCGAGTCCTTTAACGTATTCTGCTCTTAAGCTTCCAAAAGTGTATCCTTTTTTATTTGCTACTTTTCTAATCTTAGCTTCAGTTGCCTTACTTAAGTTTTTCTTTTTCTTTTTTTTCTTTGCTTCGTATACTAAACCCTCATCAGTTTTTTCGCGTTCAGCCTTTTCCATTTCGTCTCTAAGCTTATATGCTTTTTGCTTATCTGATTCAGATCCTTTTAACAGTTCCTGTGCTTTTTTTAATTTCTTATCTCTGGTGCTACCTTTAGGCGCTTTATATTGCCCTGGATGAGATTCGCTTAGAAAGTCTATATTTAAGTTATCTTCAAATAAACCTAAATTATCCATTATATCTAGATCCTCAACGGAAAGTTCGTCCTTTAATTGTGCGCGCGATATTTCTGATTTACGAGTTACTGCAATAATATAAGTTTCAGGATTATCATAATCAGAGTTTTCTAAATCTATTGCATCAGTTAATGCCAAGTTAATGTGATGGTGCTCATCACTGTTAGGTCCAGTTTCTATTGTAGAGTCATAATCTAAAGTTCCCTGATCTATTAAAACTAATATAGAACCTTCTTTATAATATGATAAGTCACCTGGATCATCTTCAGAAAATAATACAGAATTATCTGGTATACATTCTTCTCCTTCTTCTTTAAATTGAGATAATGTTGTTACTTGAAATCCTTCATCTTCGTATTTTTTAATTATCTCTTTCGGATTTTCAAAAAGTTGGGCATCTAGGCCGTCCCATATGCTTAATACTAAATCAATTGTATCTTGAGGATCATTGCCAGGTTCCAAATGATTATTAATATTTTCATTTACCTTTTTAAAGTGACTAAAATTTCTAATATACTTTTTCATAGCTATTTTTTATCTTTATTTAAAAGCCTTTTTACTTTTTCGCGAACCTTTTCCATTTTTTTAGCATATTTAGGGTCGCTTTTCTTATTAAAGGCTATTTGCTGGTTTAAACTTCCAGTTATTTTTCTCATGTCCCGCTTTCTTGTTTTAATTAACCATTCAGCTAATGCCGTTATTCCTAGACTTTTAAATCTACCTTCGGCATCTGGAGCATCTGAGTCATGCCATTCTAACCTCTTTTTTTTTCATTCAATTTAACAAAGTCGCTAAAACTAGAGGCAGTGTTTTCAAATTGCAATGTTACATGGTTATCAGAATCAGAATCAGAATCAGAATGAGGCTGGTTTTCAGTTTTATTCATAAAGAAATCAAATACTTGATCCATGTTCTCTTTAGCTACTGAGATATGGTCGTCTGCCCAGTCGTGACCATGCTGTAAGATGCTATCTAACATTTTAGGGTCCATTTCTTGCAATATTTTTGCCTGTCTTGCTATCTGCTGAATGTTCTTAAAGAACATATAATTCTCAGGTCGATTTTCCATTTTTTATTTTATTTATTTTAAGAGTAAGCAGTCCATTTCCTTTTATTAATCTGTGCCACTTTTCTTTTTTAATATATACCTCACGGTTTAAACTTTTAGGTAGTTCGTTATCTAATTGAATTTGCCAATCAGTGTTCTCTACTGATTCTATGATTCTATCTTCCTCGTCTCTGTGCCATATAAGTTCACTCTCGTCAACAGTATCCTCAAAGATGCGTATTTTATTATTATCTATATAAGGTTTCATCTACCAATATCCTGGATATGTTTTACCACCCCAAAGGTGAGCGTATCTATTAATTCTACAAGACCAATATCCTGCTTTAGTTCTATCTTTTTTATCTTTACATCGATGCCTAGCAGCAAAGCTTTTTCTTGCTTTAGGATCGCTTACTTTTGATGTCATACCAGGATCTCCGAATTGTATTTTTAGTATTTTTCCTGTCTTAGGATTTTTTACATAAACTACGAATTTTTTAGATCCTCCTCTTTTTGGTTTATTAAGTTCAACTTCTTTTCCTCGATATTCAGCCTCTAATACTAAATCTAATGCTACAGTCCTTCCGTTAAAGGTTGCAGTTTTTCCTAGGTCAGTGTTTTCAAAAAGTTGTGAATCTATATCATCTAAGATTAGTGAACCTTTGAGATAATAACTCCTTGCCTCTTTAAGTAGGCCTAAGTGAGACTCGGATCCTGGTCTGAACACTGATTCGCATATTGATATGTTATTATCTATATGATACAGTAAGCCCTCAGATATCATCTGAGATCCTTTAAATTGACTAAATGTTTTTATTCTATTCATCAATATTAATTATTTCCATATTTTAAGAGATTAAACCATCTTTTAAAACCTTCTGACGTTATATCGCTAAAGTCTACGCTTTTTTTAATCATTTCTTCTATATACATTGCGATATCAACGATGTTTGCATCAATCATTATATCATCCCCTTCTAATTCTTCACTTATTTTTAAAGTCAAGGACCTTTCAATGTCGCTCATTTCTTCACTATTAGTGAAAGGGTAATCTGGGCTGTCAAACGAATACTCAGCACCATTAAATATAAATGATATATCTATACTATAATTATTATCAGACGCATCAACTTCTATATGCTCGTCTTTATTTTTGTTAAGAGTATCTAAAATGACTATAGATTCACCTCTATCTAAATCGCTGATATATTCTTCATCTATTAACATATAATTAGTAACATTATCCCAATTAGAGTAGTCGCTCCATTCTTTCCCAAACTTCCAAGCCAATATTTTATCGATTGTAACATTATACGTCTTATCTGAACCAGGATCTTTATCTTTTTGAAGATATTCAAAGGATTCAAATGTTTTAATGTATCTATTATTTTTCATTACTCATTAGTTGGATAGTCCTGATCTGTCCATACCTGTCCTATGCTAGATCCGCTATCAGCTATTTTTTTGTCTACTCCAAATTGTCTTATTACATTTCCACGTTCTAATGTAGACGATTGATCGAAACTTGGGTAATATGTTTCCATTGATACTTGAAAACTAGTTTCAACATATGTATCATCTTTATAGGTAAAATTATATTTTTTATCGTTGGTTATTGTTTCTGGAAATTTTACTTGAGCAGGTATTCTCAATCCTCTGTATTGAAAATAAGTAACTATGTTTGCATAGTAAAAATCAAATATCTTTTCAGTAATCTTAAATGTTTTATTTAGGTTGTCGCTTATTACTTTCATATCAAAGGTCAACTTCATAGGAAGAGATCTTAATCTAGATGAATAAGCTTTCATTACTTTGTTATCATTATTGTCTCGTTCCTCTTGAGTAAAAGTCCCTCTAACAAAAGGATTAGTTATGTCAGAGTTTTGAATATTGAAGCCAGAAAGAGTAAGTATCCCTCGCGGAACTGGCTCGTAATTACCTTCAGCAAAGCTAGGATATTTACAATTATCAGGAACATCAATAAAGAAATCCTGCATAAATCCTTGATTTCCAGAGAAATTATAGAAAAATGGAATCTCATGTTTTTCCACAACTCCTTCTCTAAAAAGATCTATTATTATTTTTCTATTCATCAGATCCAACAGGGAAAGAGTAGCATTCCTTAAGAATATATCTTGAGTATTAGAATTGTCTATTTTTTCATGATTCGATATCTGCATAATAATTATCTGTTTTTAGCGATATAAGGTAAATCAAGTTGAGGTTTACAGTTATCAATTATAATTAATTTAGATTCATCCTTTACATACTGTTGACTTAATATAAAGTCATGATCTTCTGTCTTTATCATAGTGTTAAACATTCTAATATTTCCGATCCACATGTTAGAAGAAGGAATATAATATTTTCCTCCAAGATTAAATTCAGCAGTAGTGAAAGATGCCTGATTTTCAAATACTGTAACGAAATCTGTATGGTTATTCATGTCAGCTGGATCCTCTAATATAGAGTATATGTATATTCCACTTTGATTAAATTCGTTAGATAAGGAAACAACAATTCCGTGCCACTCTGCAGTTTTAAAGTTTGATATGGCGTGAGTTTGACTGGCTCCGTTTACTGTCAATGTAATAGTAAGAGTACCATCTGTTGCATCGCCTGAGTTTTTAACAAACTGACCACTTATTTTAATACCTTTACTTGTTTCATTATCGTATCCATTTATAAAATGAACTACGCTACTTGAAGTATTAAGATTAAATAGGGAAGTAAACGATAAATTCCTAACATCAGTATTATTAAAGGTTGGAGTTGCGTTATACACTATAGATGATTCTCTTATTTTAAATGTAACAATATCATTAGAGCTAGAATCAGTATCTGTTAATATATTTTTTTGATTGCTGAACGACAGGTCTGAATATGCTTCTATTCTTATGTATCTACCTGATGCGGATTGACCATCGTGATCTGGTAACGTATCATATGGTGCCCTAACTTTAATAAACTTAGAAAGTGTAGTTTTTACATTTTTATCTGTAGTTATCAGTGCGTTATTCTTCCAGAGAGTAAACAGGTCACTACCTTGATATGCTAATATTGTATTATAGCTAGACTGATCTCCTTTAACCATACTAGGTATATTCACTAAATTTATACTATTTGCCTTTGCGGTAGAATCATTAGTTAATTTATAAATAGAATTTACACTAGTTATTGCACTAAGATCATAATAATTTTCAATTAAGGATGCATGATTAAAGTTATACTTTAAAGGTCTTAATCTAAGATCAGGATGTATAGCATTTCTAGAAGAGTCAAATCTTTGAGATATTGTTTGGTATTGCTTAGGCATAGTAGCGTCCTCGATATCATCTTCAATCTCCTCTTTGAATAGATCATCAGATGACTGAACTACATTATCTAGGAAGTGCCTAGAATCATCAGTAAGCAACATGTCAATATTAGGATTATACTTCTTAAGCGTAATCTTCCAAAATGTAGGCTGCATCATAAATCCTCTGTGTAAATAGCTTCCCTGTATTTCATACATTCTATTAATAAGCGGAAAATATAAAAAGTCCCTGTGTCTAGGTATAGCATCGTTACCGAATATAGATTTATAGTAGAGATTGTCTATGTGAATTTCAAATGGCATTTCAAAGTCTAATCCAAATTGATTAAATTTAGGATCATTTGCAGGGAAATTATTATCAGGAACCAATACCTTTAAACATTTTCTATCTACGTTTTTAAATAGAGTCCATTCTTTAAATACATAATCTCCACTATCTGATTCAGGAACTGTTCTAAAATATACTACGCAATGTCCAAACATAGAGTTAGTGTAAAAAGATAACTCTTTGTACATTCCTATTGCGCTGTCTACTTCATATGGTTTAAAAGTAGGATTTGCATTAGCTATCAAGGTCTTACATTTTTCATCAGAGCAAAGTATCACTGGAGAGAATGTATTATCTACCGCAGAATGCTGAGAGAATCTTAATTTTATTTCATTAATTTCTAATGTTCCGTCAAGTTCGTTAGTGGTACCGTCATCGTATTCGTATTTTACTTCAAAGTAAAATTTAGAACATTCTTCAAATACGATATCATCTGCCTCCCCTAAGTCAGCTGGGCTAATATCATACCATAGGGACCAGTCTGATTTATTTCTAGAATATCTAATAAATCTATTTAGATTACTTAGACTTACAGTACTAGGTGATCCAATAACAACGTCCTCTACCAAGTCAGTAAAGCCGGTTATTCCGGTTATAGGTTCAGCTGTAGTATAAATTCTATAATTTTTACTGTATGATATTGAATTTTTAGCTGAATCAATTAATAATTTTATGGTTGTTTTTGCCATTAATCTGCGAAAAT